TTGGCTGTTGCCTAATCAACTGGGGGGCTAATCACCCCCCTTTTTTTATGAAACTTGTTCACGATAACGCTGGCAAACAAACCCTCTTTCACTCGATAGACGGGAATGACGTTCTTGAAGTTCGACAGGACGTTTCAAAAATCATCGAACAAAACAAAGCCCAATACAACGCTATTGACGAACGAGCGAAGTGGGGCGAACTGACAAAAATTGCTTCTCTCCCTATGGTTGTCATTGACGACCTTAACAAAAAGGGGATAATGCGTGGGTTTGCGGTTATGGACCAACGAGGCTTTAAGGCTTTCTTGAATGATCCTGATAACCGTTTTTTCAGAACTCGCCCAGGAGAAGTATGAATATCGCAATCTGTGTTCCTTGCCGTGATACGGTCATGGCTGGCTTTGCTTTTGATCTTGCCAAACTCTGTGCCTACGATGGGGTTACAAGATGCTCTAAAGGCGGTTCCCTGCGGATTTACCAAATGCCTGGGACACTGATATTCAACCAAAGACAAAAACTCGCAGAGACTGCTTTAGCCGATGGTGCTGATGCGATTCTCTGGATTGATTCTGACATGAGATTCCCAAAAGACTCACTTCAGATCATGTTAAGCAGAGAAGTTCCTATTGTTGGGGTTAACGCAACAACCCGAAGAAAACCAGTAGAGCCTACTGCACTGGATGCTGATCCAAATACGAATCAACTTGTAAAGGTTTTCTCAAAAGGCAAAGAGGGACTAGAGCAAATTGTAGGTGTGGGATTTGGCATGGTGTTAACCAGAAAAGAAGCATTCCAAATGGAAAAGCCTTGGTTCTGGTTTGAAACAACAGCAAAGGGTGGATTGGTAGGAGAAGACATTTATTTTTGTGCGAAGGCATGGGATAATGGGATACCTACATACGTTGACCATGAATTGTCAATGCACATTCGGCACATCGGAACGTATGAATATGGATGGGATGATCTATGATTTCAACATATTCGGATTTGAAAACAGCGATTGCTAATTACTTGGCAAGAACCGACCTCACGGATCAAATTCCCGACTTCATTCGTTTCGCAGAGATCAGGTTGCGCCGTGAGTTGCGAATCCGACAAATGCTCAAGACAGTGACAACCTCCACGACTGGGGGTGATTCGACTGTTGAACTTCCATCAGATTTCCTTGAAGTGCGGGATTTTTTCATTGACCTGAATCCTGTCCAACCTCTGACTTACTCTAGCCCTTCGTCTTTCTCTCGGAATACACGTAGGGCAGAGAGTGGAAAGCCTCTTGATTACACAATCATGGCTTTGGAGTTTGAACTGGCTCCTATTCCAGATTCAAATTACACGCTTGAACTCTTGTACTATGCTGCGCCCACTTTCTTGAGTGACTCAAACACAAGCAACGTCTTCATGGCTAACACGCCTGATGCGCTTTTGTATGCTTCACTCCTAGAGGCAGAGCCGTACATTATGAATGATGCTCGGATTCAGACATGGGGTTCTATGTACAACCGAGCAATCGAGACTCTGAATATCTCCGACCAACAAGGTCAGTATTCAGGTGTTCCTCTCGCAATGAAACTTTCACTGAGGTAAATCATGTCTGAAATGTCAAATTATTTAGAAAATGCGCTGATTAACGCGACTTTGCGTAATACCAGCTACACCACTCCCACCACGGTTTATGTGGCACTGTATACCTCAGACCCGACCGATGCTGACACGGGAACGGAGGTTTCTGGTACTTCCTACGCTCGACAGTCTGTGACTTTTGGCTCACCTAGTAATGGGGTTACGACTAACTCTGCTGCGGTGGAGTTTCCTCAAGCTGGTGGGTCTTGGGGTACTGTGACGCATATCGGGATTCGTGACGCCTCGACCTCTGGCAATCTCTTGTATCACACTGCTCTGGATGCGTCTAAGGCTATCTCTACTGGAGACGTTTTCCGCATCGCTTCTGGTTCTCTGAGCGTGACACTCGCGTGAGATGGCTGACCTACTCCCACCGTGGACACTAGACTCACTTGACAACCTCAAGGCGAGTTTAGATGACCTCACTCTTTCGTTAGACAGCGAACTATACGAAACATCGGTCACACTGTGGGATGCTTACGGATCGGTCAATGCGACTGCCACCGTATCTTCAGGGTCTAGCGTAATCTTTGCTGGCGCTGGAAGTGTCTCTTGCGCTGCCTCAGTCTCTTGTGATGCCCAGATCGTCAAAGACGCCTCTGCGAGTATCACTGTCTCTGCCCAAGTATCTTGTGATGCAATCAGGGTTCAGTTTGGCTCTGCTGATATTTCCGCCACTGCGACCGTAACCGCATCGGGTCAGATCGTCAAAGATGCAGCAGCCTCAATTACTTGTGAAGCAACGGTCACAGCAAATGGTGGCTTGGTAGTAGCAGGGGATGCGAGTATCACAGCCTCTGCGACTGTCACTGCTGAAGCAATCCGTGTAAGAGAAGCGACAGGTTCTGTTACAGGCTCTGCAAGCGTTTCTTGCGATGGGATAAGGGTAAGGCTTGCCCAGGCTGAAATAAGCGCTCTAGCGACTGTTTCCTCGGGTTCTGCGGTTACTTATGCTGGTGATGCGTCTGTGTCTTGTCTTGCGACTGTCGTTTGTAACGGTGTTCGCATGGGCGACAACTGGTCAGACATACCTGAGAGCGACAATACTTGGGTAACTGCTACGGTATCGGACAATGATTGGACTGATCTAGCGGTATCTGTAAACACTTGGACTCCAAACAGTACGGGGTCAAACACATGGACAAGCCAAGCGCAGAACAGTAACGTATGGCTTTTGCAGGGGTAAATGATGCAACGAATCCAACTAACCGAATGGCTACCCGATCAACCTGGGATTACTGGTGCTCTGACAGACGCCAAGAATGTAGTTTCTCAGGCTGTGGGGTATGGTCCTTTTCCTTCTGCGACTACTTTCTCGCAAAGTGCTGCTGAAGATTTGACCTCTCTTTATGCAGGAAAAGACAACAGTGGCGCTACCAAACTATTTGCTGCTGGCGCTTCTAAAATTTACAGTGTCTCAGGTGTTGGCGTTTTGACGGATGTTTCCCGATTTACTGGGACTTATTCTCAGACTGGAACAACGACTCTCACTGTTACGTCTAACGGTCATAAGCTGAAGACCGGAGATATTATCTATCTGGATTTCACAAGTGGAACAGCAACGGATGGAAGTTTCACGATCACGGTGGTTGATGCAAACACTTTCACAGTGACGACAACCTCTGCGACTACTTCAGGAAATGTCACAATTAAGGTTAGCGCAACTGACTACACGACACAATCAGGTGATCGAGTGCGGTTTACGCAGTTTGGCAGTCAGATTATTTTCACAAATAACTCTCAGAGACTTCAGTCATGGGATTTGACCTCTAGCACTTCATTTAAAAATCTTTCTGACTCTGCTCCGATTGCAAAATTCATTACAGTAGTCAGGGATTTTGTTGTTGTTGCAAATACAAATGAAGGCTCACAGAAACCGTATCGAGTGCGCTGGAGTGCTTTGAACAACGAAACAGATTGGGTTGAAAACGTCAATACGCAATCAGACTATCAAGACATTCCTGATGGTGGTCAGATTGTTGGCATCCGAGGTGGTGAGTTTGGAATTGTCTTTTTGGATAGAGCAATCCACCGAATGACCTACGTGGGAACTCCATTCATTTTCCAATTCGACAACATCTCTCGAAATAAAGGATGTATTGCCTCTGGTTCTATCGCTCAGTATCAAGGCATCTCTTTCTTCTTGTCTGATGATGGTTTTTATATGTGTGACGGTCAGACTGTCCAGCCCATTGGCGCGGAGAAGGTTGATCGGTTCTTCTTTAATGACGCCTCAGAGTTTGATTTTCCGTCAATGTCTGCTGCTGTTGATCCTGTCCGTAAGTTGGTGATTTGGAACTATAAGGGTGTAGACGGAAACCGACACCTGATTATTTACAACTTTGCCACCAAAAAATGGACTTATGCAGACGCAGGAACTGACTACATTTCTGAAAGTTCCACCTCATCGTCTACGCTTGAAGAACTAGACACTTTGAGCGCGTCTATTGATGCTTTGGCAATCTCTCTTGACTCTCTAATGTTCATGGGTGGTAAATACTTCCTGGGCGGTACTAAGGGAACAACGGTAATGACCTACACAGGATCAAATTTGACTGCTCGACTGGCTACGGGTGATTTGGGTGAAGGTGCTAGGACTGTGGTGACTTTGGTCAAACCTCAAGTAGACAATGGATCGGCATCTATTGCTATTTCGTCTAGGCAACTTCTTAATCAACAAGTTACCTATGGAACTGCTGTGGATGCAAGCTCAGAGAATCGAGTTTCTTTGAGAAGTTCAGGAAATTATCACAGGATACAAATTAACCCAAGTGGTAACAACTGGAAGAACGCCACTGCTGTGGATGTTGAAATTGTCCCGCAAGGTGGTCGCTAATGTTTCGCAGTCTTCCTACGTTTGGTGCTGACCTTAGAGGTATCTCTGAGGTTGTCCGTGGCATCATGGACGGGAAAACCAATAACACAGGGACTATTACCTTATCCACTGGAAATGCCACCACGACAACGATCAATGACTATCGTATCGGCGCGGATAGTGTGATTATCCTAGTCCCTGACTCTGAGGCGGCTTATGAGGACAGCGCTCCCTATGGGGCTTTTCAGGACTCTACCGACCAGACTGCGGGAAGTACGACAACGGCATACGCGATCACTTTTAACACCACTGATTTCTCTAATGGTGTGACGCTATCAAATAGCTCCAGACTGAATGTTAAGAACTATGGAATCTATAACTATCAGTTTTCAATTCAGTTTAAGAACACCACAAACGACACGCAAGACGTTGATGTATGGTTCAGAAAGAACGGCACTGATATATCTAATTCAAATAGCCGCTTTTCCTTACCAGCGAGAAAAAGCTCTGGTGATCCAAGTCACTTGATTGCTGCGATGAATTTCTACGTTGAACTTAACGCCGATGATTATGTGGAATTGATATGGCGAGTTTCTGACGTAGGCGTGAGCATTGAGCAATATCCTGCTGGTACTTCCCCGACCCGTCCGGCTGTGCCCTCTGTGATTGCAACCATGCAATATGTGGCTCCTGCTGCATCTACGAATGTTTACGTGACGTCCAAGGGTAAAGGCACTGCTACCTTAACACATTACGCAAACAACACAGCAGACAAAACCTATGCCTACATTATTGTTGGCTAGTATAATTGGCTCCGTGGATGACCCGTCTATGGAGTCCCTTTTAAAAGGAAACCATCATGGCGACTGAAACAGCAACATCCACGCAAACAACGCAGATTGATCCCACAATCCAGCCCTATCTGACTTATGGGCTGACTGAGGCGCAACGTCTTTATCAGGGTGGTGGTCCACAGTATTATGCAGGTCAGACTTATGTAAGTCCGTCTGCTACTACTCAGCAGGCAATTCAAGCTCTCCAGCAACGTGCTACCACGGGCAGTCCATTGTTGTCTCAAGCGCAACAGCAGACCTTGGGAACGATTAAAGGTGATTACCTTGGTGGCAATCCTTTCTTCCAGGGTGCTTTTCAACCTGCTGCTCAGGCTGCACGCCAAGCGTTTGAAACTGCTCTAGGTGACATTGGTTCTAAGGCGTCTCTTGCTGGTAGATATGGCTCTGGTGCAATGGGTAATCTCCAACAGCAGGCATCCGGTCAATTCGCTCAGAAACTGACTGACACTGCTGGACAACTTGCCTATCAGAACTACGCTCAAGAACGTGCTCGTCAACAGCAAGCCACTGCAATGGCTCCAGAAATGGCTCAGGCTGATTATGGAGACATTCAGCGCTTATTGGCTGCTGGTCAGTTGGGTGAGGGTTATCAAGGTCAAGCGTTGCAAGCTGACATTAACCGATTCAACTATCAGCAACAGCTACCCCAACAACAGCTAAACCAATATCTGAATCAGGTCTATGGTTTCCCTGCTGGACGCACCACGACAACGCAAACGCCGTATTACACGAATCCTCTGGCAACAGGCTTAGGTACTGGTCTTCTCGGTGTGAATTTGTTGACTGGTTTGAATCGTTTGACAGGTGGTGGTGTATCAAACTGGTTGGGTGGTTTCTCAACCCCTTCAGGATGGGGAACTAGCGGTTTAGAAAATGCTGCTGGTGTTAATTTCCTGACTGGTGACAATTACCGTTAAGGACTAATATGGCACTACTAGACATTTTTGGCGATACGCCTTCTTATTACGGTGGTCTTCTCGGTGAAGAAGAACTCCGTAAAGCTCAATCCTATGCCCAACAGCAGGGACTGCAAAACGCAGCAATGGCGCTCCTACAAGCTGGTGCTCCGAGCCGCACTCCTGGCGGTGGTGCATTGGCGATTGCCCAAGGTCTGCAAATGGGACAGAACGCCTACCGCGATGCAATGGGCGAAGCTCTCAAGGGTAAGCTAACTCAAATGCAACTAGAAGATATGTTGCAAAAACGTGCTGAAGAAAAAGCGTTGCGTGAACAACAAGCACGCGCACAGCAAATTATTCAATCTGGATATCGTCCTGAAATGGGCATGATTGGAAACACGCCTTCTCAAGTTCTGCGAGATGAGGAAGGCAACCTAATGCCTGGGGCTAATATCCGTCCGGCTGGCTTGGACCTTCAATCTGTCATGCCTTCTTTGAGGGCATTGGGTCCAGCAGGCACTAAGGCTTTGAGTGAGCAACTTGGAATTGAGAAAACGCTTGCAGATTTGGCAAAGTCTCAACGTGCTGAAGGCTTTACTCTTTCAGAGGGACAGAAACGATATGAAGTCGGTCCAGATAATCGATATGTTGAAGTTGCTGGAGTAGCTAAAGAAAAACCAATTCAGTATCAAGATTTGGGTAATGTTGTTGTTGGTCTTCAAGATGGTAAAGAAGTTGCTCGTCTTGTAAAAGGCAGACCGCCAGAAGGTCCGGCATCTTTGCAACTTGCAGAAACTGAACAGGGCATGGTTGTTTTTAATCCTAGAACATCACAGATTACGCCCGTAATGCAAGATGGTAAACCTGTAATGGGTAAAGGCTCAAAACCAACGGAGGCACAACTAAACTCTGCTGGTTTTGCACAGAGAATGGTTGTATCTAATGCATTATTGAGTAATCCTGCTTATGGATTAACGGCTCCTGGCGCAACATCTGCAATCGCTGGAACTGTTCCATTTATTGGTGAGTCTCTTAAAAACATATCTCAAAAACCTGAAACACAGCAATATACTCAGGCTGCAAGAGATTGGATTCGTGCAAAGTTACGTAAAGAATCAGGCGCAGCAATCGGTGCAGCAGAGGAAGAAAATGAGTTTAGAACTTATTTCCCAGTAGTTGGAGATTCTCCACAAGTAATCCGTCAGAAAGCACAAGCGCGAGATTTGGCAACTCAAGGAATGATTACATCAGCAGCAAATGCTTATAAACCTCCTGAACTTCCTAAACTGCCTGAAGTAAAAGCACAACCCACTGATTTACGTTCAATGGCTTTGGAAGAACTGAAACGCCGGAGAGGTCAATAATGGATTTCTCAAAACTTACAGATAAAGAGTTAGAGGCAATCTCCTCTGGTGATCTATCTTCTTTGTCTGAAAAGACTTTGAGAATGTTAGCCGGAGAGACAGAGAAAGTTACTCCTGCTGACAAAGAGCAAATGCGGAAAGAGTTGTTTACGCCTCCGCAGAACATTGGAATGGTTCCGGGTAATTTGTCTGATCTACCCCGTCAACTTGGTTTGACTGCTAGGGCTGCGATTACTGGTGCCACTTCACTTCCGGCTATCGGTGCTGATGCTCTGACAGGGTTGATTAACCTCATCGCTGGTAAACAGGTTATGCAACCTTCCTCTCAGGCGCTTCAGTCATTGATGACTCGCGCAGGAGTTCCTGAACCTCAAACAGCACAAGAGCGAGTGGTTCAAGATATTGGCGGTGCAATGGCTGGCGTTTCTGGTCCGGGTCTTCTTGCTGGGAAGATGGGTCCAGTTGCTAAAGAGTTTTTCATGGGAAGCCCACAAGCTCAAGCCGCTGCTGCCATTGGTGGAGCCGCTGCTGGTGGTACGGCAAGGGAGTCTGATTTAGGACCAGTCGCTCAGACATTAGCCGCGATTACAGGCTCTATCGCTCCGGGTGGTGTTACGGCATCACAAGCCCTCCAAAGAGGCGCTAAAGAGGCTGTAAGACCCTTTACAGAGGCAGGGCGAGAGGTAATCACTGGTAACGTGCTACGTTCTCTTGCGCGTGATCCTGAAGCCGCTATTAAGGCTGCGGAATCCTACCAAGCAAAAGTTCCAGGCTACACGCCGACAACTTCTCAGGCTACACGGGATTTGGGATTGGTTTCTGCTGAGACTCCGATTCGGTCTATGGCTACTATGGGGCAGTTTGAGGCTCAAACGTCTGCTGCTAATCAGGCTCGATTGAAAATTCTTGACCAACTGGCAAAGGATAAAACTGCGCTAGAAGGTGCAATTAAAAAGCGTGATGAGATTACCGCTCCTTTGCGTGAACAAGCCTTTTCTAATCCTGTTGATGAGACTGCATTCAATACCGCAGTTTATGAGAACGTTTTAGGAAAGATTGACGCTATCTCTGCTTCTGATGTTGGGGCAAGAAAAACGGTTCAAAAGGCAATGGACTTTGCCCGTCAGACTGTTGAGGGTGGGTTAGGTTCTCCGACTCGACTTTATGAGGCTCGAAAGGATTTAAGAGACGCTGCACAAGGTCTTTTAGATAAGGAAGGGTCTGCATACTCTCTTGCTAAAAAACAGCTTGAAGAAGTGATTAGAGCCGTTGATGACGCTATTGAATCTGGTGCTCCTGGGTATAAAGACTATCTCCAGAAATACGCCACTTCTAGTCGTGGGATTGAGCGGTTAGAGGCTGCACAAGAGTTCCGTGGAAAGGTTCTTTCTACGACTCCCGATCCTTCACGTGTTGGAGATTTCTTGATCTCTCAGCCTGCCTTTACTCGCGCTATTCGTGCAGCAGAAAAAGAAACTAATTTGTCTAAAACCCAGTTGGCAGTTTTGAAACGGGTTGCTGAGGATTTAGACTCTGGTGTTTTGAATCGTGCAGGTCGAGTTCCAGGGTCTGACACATTCAAGAATTTGAGCACTGCTAATATTATTGGTGGCGTTATTGGTAAGCAAATGTTCGGAGAGGTTCCGTCTGCTGTTAACAAAACAGTGGCTCCTTTGAATTGGTTATATAACGGCACTGACGATCAAATTCGTGAATTGTTGGTGAGTGCAATGCTTGACCCTAAACTGGCTGCTGACTTGATGAAAAAGGCAAACGTGATGACAGTTGAGCCTTTGAGTAAAGAACTCAAGAAAAGAGCAATCGCAGCGGGTTATGGTGCATCTTTTGGTTTAACGGAGTAAGACATGGCAAAGACAAAGATTTCCGAGTTCAGCACAACCGCTGGAAACAACACAGACATTAACTCGATCAACATTGCTGAAGGCTGTGCTCCGAGTGGCATCAATGATGCCATTCGAGAGTTAATGCGCCAGCTTAAAGAATTCCAAACAGGTGGCGCAGGTGACTCCGTTAATTCTGGTGGTGATTTTTCTGTTGCTACTAATAAGTTTACAGTAGCTTCTGCATCGGGTAACACTGCGGTTGCGGGTACTCTTGCTGTCACTGGGACTACTACTCTCACGGGTGCTTTGGTTGCAAATGGAAACGCCACTCTTGGTGACGGATCGGGCGATACGGTTACTGTCAAGGGCACTCCTACGCTTGAGGTTAATCCTACACTCTCCGGCGGCACTGCTAACGGTGTTTTGTATCTCAATGGCTCAAAAGTAGCTACCAGTGGTTCTGCGCTTACTTTTGATGGCGCTTCACAGGTTACGCTGAATGGCTCGACTACGAACTCGGCTCTGGCTGTTAAAAGCACAGTGTCTGAGACCTCGTTGCAGAACATCAGCAACGACGGCTACCTGAATATGACCGGCACTGGCGGAATTATTTTCCGACTTGGGTCTGGTTACTCCGAAGGCATGCGCCTGACCTCCACAGGGCTTGGCATTGGTACAAGTTCTCCTGGGTATAAGATGGAAGTAGTCGGTTCGGCTGGGGACAACATCATCAGCTTGTTCCGTTCTGGCGATGCAACTTCTGCAAATAATGCAGGCGGCGGTTTCCGCTCAATTTCTAGTGCAACCGCTTCAAGTCGTGCAGCGCAACTTTGGCTAGACGCGGATGGTGCTAACTTTAGTGGTGGCGATTATTTCTACATCCAGAAGAGCGGTAATAGCGGCAACGTCGAATTCATGCAGTATTCCAACGCTGCAATGCTGTTTTCAACGAACGCCACCGAGCGTATGCGTATCGACTCCTCCGGCAACCTGGGATTAGGAGTTACTCCTAGTGCTTGGGTAGACATAACAGCAATCGAAATTGGTCCTGGTGGTAGTCATATTGGTGGATATTCTGCGGCCGCCATTCCAAATACCTACGTTGGAACAAACTGTTTTTATGACGGAAATACAAGTAATTGGAAATACAAGGTAGCGAGCAGTTATCGTGCTACACGTTATACGCAGGCTAGCAACGGCGAACATCAGTGGTATTACTCAGCAGCAGGCACCGCAGGCAACACCATCAGCTTCACCCAAGCAATGACTCTGGATGCTAGTGGTCGGTTGGGCATCGGCACTACAAGTCCCGCCAACCCACTTGATGTGAAAAACGCTGGCGGTGGAACTGCAATTACTTGTCGAACTGGAACTACCGCTGGTGGCAACTGGATTGATTATTACAACGCCTCCAACTCTCGGCAAGGGATTGTTGGCTTTTTAGATTCAACGAATCTTTATATCCACAACGATGCCAGCGCCGCAATCATTTTTGACACAAACAACACCGAACGCGCTCGTATTGATAGCTCTGGAAGATTTTTGGTCTACGCACAAACGGCTGGTGGTTTAGGTGTAACCGTTGACGGTGACGGAGGTTCTGCTCCTTACATTATTGTCAACAGCAATTCCGGCACTGGTGCTCCTATGTACTTTAGGTATCAAGGCACTACTGTTGGAACAATTACTACCACAACTACCGCAACGGCCTACAACACCTCCTCCGACTATCGACTCAAGGACAATCAACAACCCCTGACAGGTTCAGGTGCATTCATTGACGCACTGCAACCAAAGACTTGGAACTGGAAAGCAGACGGTTCTCGCGGTGTTGGTTTCATCGCCCATGAAGTTCAAGCAGTAAGCCCTGGCTCTGTGGTTGGTGAAAAAGACGGTGAACAAATGCAAGCAATGGAATATGGCTCCGCTGAGTTCATTGCCAACATCATTGCAGAACTTCAATCATTACGCGCTCGCGTAGCTCAACTTGAATCCAACTGAAAGGAAACATCATGTCAATCTCTTACAAATGGACAGTAAATCCTCTGGAACGTAATCTATCTAATGGTTTCGTAACCGTAGCTCACTGGCAATGCGTAGGCACTGACGGAGAATTCTCAGATTCTGTTTACTCCACTGCCTCATGGACTGGTGAGCCTACTGTGGCTTACGATAGCCTCACTGAAGCCACTGTGTTGGGTTGGGTTTGGGAATCTGTTGACAAAGACGCTACCGAAGCCGCTGTCGCTGCGAAGATTGAACTCCAAAAGAATCCTGTCTCTGCTCAAGGTGTGCCATGGTGACTGAGGTTGAGGCTAAATTAGAAACTCATGAGGCAGTTTGTGCATTTCGCTACGAACAGATCAATGCGCGTCTAAAAAGGCTAGAGGGAATCATGATTAAGGTCGCTGGCGTGATGCTATGCGGCATGGCTGGCGTTATCTGGACTTCTTTGTCTCACAAGATGTAAAGTGGACCCCCTTACTCTGTTAGCGCTTGCCAATGGCGCTGTGCAAGCAGTCAAGAAGGGGTGTCAACTTTACAAGGATATTAAAAGTGCAGCAGGTGATGTTTCCTCAGTCCTAAAAGACATTGACAAACAATTCGCTGGAAGGAAGGTTTCCAAAGAGCAAGCAGAAAAGATTGCTGAGAAAAAGGCAGAGTTTCGAGAAGCCGCTACCACTGACCCGAATGACGTAATCTCACGCATCGGAAACCAGTTAGGCGACTTCTTTGAGGCTTTTGACAAGATCGAGCAACTTTTCTACGAAGAAGAACGCAACGCGAATAAAGTCTACGAAGGCGAAGATTCTGTCAGCAAGAGGGCACTTCAGCGTGTCTTGATTAGATCGCGTCTAACGATGATGGAGGCAGAAATGCGAGAACTGATGATCTACCATTCACCTCCGGAATTAAAAGACCTGTGGACCCGTTTTGAGGCTATGAGGGCGCAGATCGGGAATGAACAAAAGAGAGCCTGGGAGAGATTAAGAATAGAGCGTCAACAAGAAAACGCAGAGAAGAAAAAAGAGCGAGATTTTTACTGGGGAATAGGAGCATGGCTGATTTGCGGAACAATCGTTTGGCTGTATCTGATTCTTCTGCTATGGGCAATCGCTCGACACAAAGAAGGCTCATTCTCTCTATGGTGGGCAACGTGATTCTCATGTTTATTCTGGTGATGTTTTTGACCTTTGGAGGGTTTCTTTTTATGGACTACAAAACAGAGGAAGCCAGGGCAAAAAAGATGGACAAACGGGTAATTGAGTTAAGAAAACAGTTTGAGCAAGGCTGCGAAAAATGAGGTGGTTGCTTATTCTTTTATTGGTTGGATGCAGTGATCGTTATCGCTATCCATGCCAAGACCCTAATCACTTCCAAGACGCAGAATGTCAACGCCCTAAGTGTCTGTTTACTCAACAGTGCTCCGATTACTTGGTAGCGCCTATTTTGGAGAAACAAGTTGTTCAACAACAAACTCAACCGCCTTCTGACAAGTGAGGAAATCGAAGTCCGTGTTTGGGCTATCGTTGTCATCATTGTCACTGTGATTCTCGCCGGAATCGTTGGATTCATGCTTTACTCGGTGACGTTCGTAACTCAGCCGATCAAGAGCATGGCTCCTATTGACCAAGCCTATACGAAGATGCTTAACGACATTGTTCTGCTAATCGTTGGCGGTATTGGTGGAGTGATGACTCGTAAAGGCGTCCAGGCGGTGAGTGATAAGCTCTCAACAACTGTAAACTCATCGCAGCCGACTGTAAACTTATCTCAACCAACTGTAAACACATCAACTCCAGCACCAGTTAACACAACAGGTTTCAACTGGATGGGCTTTCAGAATCCAGCCCTAGACGAAGATTGGCGACCGCCTCCACCCCCAACGACTCCACCTGATTACATCGATCCTGCCAAAGAAGAAATCGCGGTTGAAAGAGCCGCTGCAAGGCACGAAACATGAAACCGAACCCTTGGCTTATCTTGGCGGTTTTAATCGCTCTGGGGGCGTTTTATGGCTACGGACACCATAAAGGATGGACACAGCGCGACCAAGAGATGCAAATTGAGATAGCCAAGAAAAATGCCGAGTCGCGTGAGAAAGAACAAAAACTCACAGAAAAGATTAACGAAACCTCAACTCAACTGCAAGAGGCTAACAATGTTGTCAATCAAAAACAGTCTGCTCTTGATCGTGCTATCCGTGCTGGCAGGGTGCGCCTCCCCTCCACCAGTTGTGTATCAGCCCCCCAAAGTCCCACCCCTACCGCCACAGATCGGAACGAAAAGAGAAGTGAACCTGACCCAACGCCTAACGGACCTACTGATTCCGAAAGAGCAACCCTCGCAGCCATCGCAGAAATAGTCGCTCAAGGCGATAGGAACACTGCTCAACTGAATGCCTGCATAGATTCTTACAATCAAGTTCTTGAGGTTTTGAATGGTAAACGCTAATCAACTACAAAGACTCAAAATCGGTCCTGAATGGGTCGATCCTTTGAATGAGACATTCGAGCGTTTTGGGATTCTCTCTGCCAGACAACAGGCAGGATTTATCGGTCAGTGCTCCCATGAATGCGGTAACTTCAAAATTCTTGAGGAGAATCTGAACTATCGTGCTGCTACTTTAATGAAGCTATGGTCAAAGAGATTTCCGACACAAGAAATTGCAAATGCTTACGAGAAAAACCCCAGAAAAATTGCAAATATGGTCTACGCCTCTCGGATGGGTAATCGGGATGAGGCTAGTGGTGACGGGTATCGTTTCCGTGGTCGCGGCTGTATTCAGCTTACCGGACATGCAAATTATTTCCACGCTTCACAAGCTCTGGGAGTCGATTTTGTTATGGACCCCGATCTTGTCGGAACGCCTAAGTATGCTGCACTGACAGCAGGTTGGTTTTGGTCAACTCACAAATGCAACGAATTGGCAGAGGTCCAAGACTGGATTGGTCTAACCAAGAAGATCAACGGTGGCACGATTGGGCTTGCTGACCGGATAAAACACATCAACGAAGCCCATGATGTGCTTCAGGCATAAAGGTCCACGTTAGACCCTAGCGACTTCCAGTATTTGTATTCTTCAGTCTGAGTCTGCTTATCCAACACTTCAGCGACCTTATTCTTTAAGACCTGCTCATAGTGGATTTGTTTCTGACGAACTTCCACTTGTGTCGGCGTTTGAAGGTTTGGATAAGCGATTTTCACATCAGACCTGCGAATGGATTGGATAGATTGACCCAGGCTTTACCTGCCCTGATTCTACACACCACGGATTTGTTAACGCCATATTTTTCAGCAATTAACCGAGACGGACCTTCTGAGCAACGGATTTCGTCTGCCTTTTCCTGAGTTAATTTTGCGTTCGTGGCTCTCTTATGTATCTGGATTTTTAAACGCCTTGTAGGGCTTTGTAGAGCCTTTCTAGCGGCTTTTTTCATGTGCTGCTTGGGGTCGTTGTAGGTTGTGTGTTCTGGGTTCACGCAAAGCCCATTTCCGCACTTGGGGACATAGTATCCATCTCTTACTGTGTTTCCCAAAAGCTGAGTTAATAACCTGCGAACCGAGATCATCTTGCCTTGATGACAGACAGATGGTGTCCCGTTAGCACAGTATCCCTGCCATTCCCAACAATCTCCGTCTTCAATGGTTCTTTCTTTTAGAGTCGTAATAGTGTGCGTCTTTTGTGGTTTCATGCCAAGCGAATAAATAAAAGATGATGAATAGGGCTATTGCTAACCCTATTGAAAGAATAAAAAGAATCAGAAACAGATCAAGGCTCACTGAGGTGATTGTCTCTGTCTGATTGGATTTTGCGGTGATGATCTGGAACTAACTTGATGATCTTTAAATAAAGATTGTGGTCTGAATCGAATGTGATGTCGTCTTCACCATCGAAAATGTAGACATCATAATCATCTGCCAAACCTACGTCTGGGTCACCTGGCTCAAACATGTAAAACACCTCGACCGGACCATCCTCTGTTTCATACTCAAAGTCTCCGGTGGAATAAGCGATTGCGTCTGATCTTTTCATGCCGACCACTCCCGTTCGTTTCTGCCTTTTGAAGATTTGGTGGTTTTGCCTGTGAGTTTGACAAGACCCATTGTCTGAAGCTCTGGAAGCCTTCGCGCGATCGCCACTGCATCTAGTCCAGTGTGTTGGGCTATCCCATCTTTCCCAAGAGGACCATGCTGACGCAAACAATCAACGATCATCTTGAAGTGTTTTTCAGTTTTGACTTGATCTGCTGCCTCAAAAGAGGTGATTGGATCGCTACTCCTGGCGCGTTTGAAAAGATCAAAAAGTTTCATTGCTACTCCTTAAAAGGTGGGGTACTCGCTGCACCGAGGCTCAATGCCCATGTGACGTATCAGCGGCATCCGCTTTCCCCCGTTAAGTTAATCTGGTTTTTGTTCCTGTGCTGCTTTCTGCTGTCCAATTTTCTGAAGCAACAGGAATGCTCCAGACTTGGTAGGCAATTCGCCAAGCACGTTCATGATAAACACAATTTCGTTTTCTTCAAGTTCAAGTTTCATTTTCACTCCTTAGAACGGGACATCATCTTCATCTTTTGGCAAGCCTTCATACTTTACAGGCTTTTCTTTATCAGGACGCTTCAGAATCGTCATTTCGTCACAAACAATCTGAGTCGTGTTCACCTCCACTCCATTTTTGTTTATGTACTTTTCGTATTTGATTGTGCCCTCGACATAGATCATCGAGCCTTTGGTAACGTGCTCTCCCACGATCTCTGCGAGTTTGTCAAAAAAGACCAACTTGTGCCATTCGGTTGTTTCGACCATTTCACCATCTTTTTTTCTGCGTGAAGTGGTGGCTAGACTCGCATTTGCGATTGGTTTCCCTGCTGCTGAGTAGCGAACCTCTGGGTCTTTTCCAATGTTACCGATCAAGTGAACTGTGCAAACTGATGCCATTTTTTTCCTTAATTGCGTTGAGTTTTTGAATCATGCTATCTAAGTCTTTGAGAAATGTCCTAACCTCATCCTCCATGCGTTTGATTTCATTGTCATCACGTTCTAGTCTCTTGATAAACAACTGCAACCCTTCAGGTGCGCGGTCATCAAAGCAAACGTAATCACACCATTGTCTACCTGTACAAGCCATTTGCCACATCATTTGCGCTTGATGATCTGGGTCTATTCTGTCGTTCAGAATCGAATCCAGGTGATTGTGAATCTCTTTACACTTGATTTCGATAAGACCGTGTTCTCCCACCCTACCATCAGGTGAGCATCCCGCCATCGGAATAGTCGGATGCTCGACCCAAGCGACTTGCTCGACTGATGTAAGGTTTTGTGCTTCATAGGCTGCTCTGGCGACTGGCTCAATTTCTGTCCCCCTTTGCATTGCTGCTGTCGTAAAAAACTCGGTGGGTTGTCCTGTCATTCGTTCACAAAGAAGTTGCGCCATGTATTTGGCTCGACTTGCTCCGTAACCGGATTTGGTCTTGGCTAGTAGATCAGACATCCGAGAAGCTGAGACTTTTCCCAGGCGCATCTGATGCCATTCTTGTGTGCCTTGTTCAATCATTGATCTCTCGCTTTCAGCATGGCATCTGCTACTTCATAAGATTGTTTTGCTGCTTGTTTATATGTTTCATTTCTCCAGACTTCATTTTGCATATAGGCTTGCATTGCCTTGGCAGCAAAATAGTCACGGATAGATAAACCATCAACTTGTTCATGCGAACCGCATGGATGTATTGTCTCGCAAGGAAACGCTGGTCCACCTGTATTAGTCATTTGCAAGCGCTCCTACCAAGACTTTTTCCTGCTCTGCGGTCAAAGCGAACGTCTCTCTCAGTTTGTCAGTCGTATAGGCTCCCTCTTTGATCTTCTGGATTGCCTGACCCAAACGATTGTTGTCGATAGTTGGTTTTTTTCTGACAACTTCATGGGTAGATGAGTCTGCGTCATTGTCACCAGAAGTGGGGATTGCAAAGGTCTGGAACGCCATGTATTTGTATGCTGCTGACATTGCTTTGTTGGTGGCTTTGTCTCCACTATCCATCGCTTCACCAAAAGTTCTAGCGGTGTGTTTTGACCCATCTTCAGCGGAGATCAGATCGAACTCAGCTTCTACTGTCACATAGAAAAGTGCGCCACCTGATTTGCTGACTCTTTCCTCGCAGGTTCGAGCAAGCATCCTGGGAACGATGACAAGACCATTTTGCGCCATGATTGATGACAAGACGTTATAAACAGCGTCAATGCCTCGGAAGTTATATCCCTGACCTTGGGTGTTTCTTGAGTCTTTGGCGATGCCAATTTTGCAAAGCTCTGCTTGGACTGAATTGATTGCTTGATAGACTTTCATTGCTACTCCTTAACTAAGATTGTCGATAATTTTCTTGAGGGACAAGATTTCTTCTTTCAGGAACTTTACTCGTTCTTCATGCACAAAGCAAAGTTCTCTGATTTTTGACTCCAGCAAACCAACTCGGTATGCAAGGCGATCTGCACTCTCACCATTGCGATAGTTAATTTCTGAAATTTGCGCGATTGAATTGATGATGTACTCAGGACTCATTTCTTTTCTACTTTCTGTGACAGCAACCAACGATCCCCCAGGATACGCACAGAACGCACCCAGGCGCGTTGATTGTGGCGGTTCTGAGCCTTGGATACATAGTCAACATTGAAAAGCCTACGAACGGTTTTGAGGGCTTGTGTGTTCATGTTAACCCCTCCAAGCCAAGATGACGCCGATAGCGATCATGGACAAGATCGTAATAATTGCTGAGATTGTTTCTTTCATGACTACTCCTAGAAGGGGCAGAAGCCCCGTTTGTTAAGCGTAAGTTAAACCCTCAAATTCGAGGTTATCAGCAAAGCTAGGTGCTGCTGATTTACGAACATTGATTGCAACGCAACCAAGACCGTACCATTTTGCCAAATACTCTTTGGCAATTTTGGTGTTAGCTACCAAGGTGATCTCGGTAGCAGAAAAGTCGGAAGGAAGGAAGGTGAAATCGGTAGTCATTGAGGACTCCTTAAAAGTTGCTAAGTTCATTTGCTACTCCGGTTTTGTTAAGGTGAATGAATCTTAACGCACAACTTAACACTTTGTCTAGGGACTTTCCCTAATGTTGAGTGATTTGTTAAGGTTAGAATAGTTAAGCTGGTCAGAAACAGGGTTAGCGCCTGCCGATCAATGTATCAGAGTGCAACAACCGGAAACTCTGCTTTATGAGGCTGACCAGCATCTAAAGGAACACCATGAATTTGCAAGACGCCATCAAAATCGCTGGAAACAAGAGTAAACTCGCCTCCCTCTTGGGAGTGTCGAGGGCTGCTGTGACGCAGTGGGAAACGCTCCCTGAGAAACGTATTAACCAGCTAAAAGGGATTGAAGGATGGCAAACGCATTTCAGTGGCGCACAGGACAAAGTTCTATCGGAATCGAACTCCAACGCCAGCGCGACAAGTCAACAATGACGACAGTGAAAAAAGACGATCCGAACAAAGAGGAAACTCTGACCAAGTTCAGAAAGTCAATCACGATCATTCCGACTACTCATCGTTTGCCAAGCAAGGCAAAGATATAGTAAAATTCACTGGACACGGCTAGGTTAGCTACCGAAAAGACGATTCGTTACCGTCCTGCCTTCAGTGTTTTTCAGTAACGACAACCGATAACGTAAGGTTAAAAATGGCGACTCTCACGCTAAAAAAAGCCAAACTCATTGGCGAAACTCCCTTAGAAAATTTGGCTAATAAATTTGTCGTTATGCGTCAATCGCGTAGCAACAAATCATTTCGCTTTACCTGCATTCACGATACACAAGCACTTGCCATGCGCGAGGCAAAAAGATTGCAGGTTATGTATCCCACAGAACGATTTCTGATCTTGCAGGTTCAGGGTTGGGCAGATTGGGAGGCATGATGCACTTTTACCAGTTCCACATTGGTGACTACATTAGTCACACCAGGCATCTTTCATTGATGGAAGACCTTGCATTTCGCCGTTTATTGGATCATTACTACTTACATGAAGAACCAATAAAACAGCGAGACATAGCGCGTCAGATCGGCATGAGAGAAAACGAACAAGAAGTTTTAACTGTTCTTGATGAGTTCTTTGTTTCGACTGAAAGTGGTTACATACATCCACGGGCAGACTCAGAAATAGCCAAGTATCGCAAGTTTTCTGAAGATGGGAAAAAAGGGGCGGCATTGCGTTGGCATAAGGATGGCAATGGGGAGGCTAATAGCCCCCCTAATGCGACCCCAATAGCAACCAATAACCAAGAACCAATAACCAATAACCAAGAACCATATATTAAAGAAGGTAAACCTTCTTTGTCGGGAAGTACCTTCCCGCCCTGTCCACAAAAAGAATTGTTAAGTCTTTACAAAAAGCATTTACCGCACCTTACCCAACCAAGGTCGTGGGAAGGCTCCAGGCAGTCAAGTCTCAAGCAGAGATGGATACAAGCTGGCAAACCATCGGACTATTCACCTGAAGGTTACAAAACAGTTCAGGATGGGTTGAAGTGGTGGGATTCATTTTTTGGCTACATAGCAAACGACACAAACCTTGCCCGTGGGTTTGAAGGCAATGGGCGAACATGGCGACCAGACCTTGAGTGGATTGTTAACGCGACTAATTTTCAGAAAATCATAGATGGGAAGTACAACAAATGAAATTCCTAAGTGTTTGTTCTGGAATTGAAGCCGCATCAGTGGCTTGGAATCCATTAGGTTGGGAAGCAGAGGCATTAAGCGAGATTGAGCCTTTCCCTTGTCAAGTTTTAAAACATCATTACCCCCATGTGCCAAATCTTGGCGACATGACCAAATTCAAGGAGTGGAATCTTGGATCAATTGACCTTTTTTGCGGAGGAACCCCTTGTCAATCATTCTCAGTTGCAGGACTTAGAAAAGGACTGGATGACCCTCGTGGTAACCTCATGCTTACCTATCTTGCCATCGCTGACAAATTTCGCCCCCGTTGGTTGGTTTGGGAAAACGTACCCGGCGTCTTGTCGTCGAATGGAGGACGGGACTTTGGTTCCTTCCTCGGAGGGTTGGGGCAACTCGGGTATGGGTTCGCCTACCGAGTGCTTGACGCTCAGTACTTCGGAGTGGCCCAAAGACGCAAGCGTGTATTCGTTGTCGGATACTTTGGAGACTGGCGACCTGCCGCAGCGGTACTTTTTGAGCGCGACAGCTTGTGCGGGAATCCTGCGCCGAGCAGAGAAAAGGGGAAAGA